GGAACAGATGCCGGTAATCAAACAACGCCTTGGCAGGCTTGAGCGCTCGTAGGATCAACCCGTTGTTGAACTGAAGGATGAAGGGGTCAAGCGGGAATCCCGTCCCGAACTCTCCTTCGATGAGTTCGCCATCGGGACCAGTCCACGTCGTCTTGTCTTCGACGTTGATCTCAAACGTGTGTTGGTCGTTGAGTCCCCACGCCGAGTTGGGATCGTACTGGAACGCTACCTTCTCCAACACGGTGATCCGAGCATCCGTCAGAAGCTCAAGACCCTCTTCTTGTGTGGGCAGCGTTCCACCTTGAAGCAACAACTCGATCATGCGCTTCAAAAAGCACCGGAACGTCAGGTCTCCGTCAATAATCGGGAACTGGTTGTTGGACACATCTGGGAACACCAGTGTGCCGACCATCTGCCAGAGGAACTCCGGCCGGGTGAAATCCACATCGCTATCAAGCGAAGCTTCGGTCAGGAGGATCTGGAGATCAGCAAGGGTCTCAGCAGCCGCTTGGAACTGGAGGTAGTAATACGGCCCAGGGATTTGTGCGACGTAGTTGGAAGCAAGTACCCGTCGAAACGTCGTGAGGATCTCATCGACGATGTTCTGCTTGGTTGTCGTCGTCTGTTGCCCCCGCAGGGTAACGGGAGCCGGGTTCTGCGGGATGGCGTTTGGAAGAAACGGCTTCTTAGGGGTTTTGTCCTTCGCCATTATCCATCCTCAGCCACGGTGAGCACCAAATCACCAAGCGTGAAATACTCCAACTCACCGCCGTTGATGTTCCGTGGACCTTGATTCGCCACAGACACGACGTATGTGACGGTGTAGGCATGGATTGAAGGACGGTCGTCGTTGGACAACGAAACCAAGATGCGGTTTTGAGTGATCTCCTGGCGCTTCGTTGCGATCTCCGCCGACGTTGCGGTGGGGAACTGGGCTTCTAGCGTGGCATCGTCTGAGAACCCAGGGATCGAAAGCCCCACGTTCCCGATGATGAACGCTTTGTTTGGAGCAGACTGCAACGAAGCAGGGTCCGCCGTCTGAAGCGTCATCTCCTTCTCATCTTGAAAGACACCTCGGAAATCATTTTCGCGGCCACCACCTGTTGTCGTGGCTGCGCTCAACTCGTCCTCAATGAGCCAGACCTTCACAGTCGAAGAGGAGTACGGCTGGTTGTCGGTCCCCAGAAGCATGGTGTTGTCTCCCTTGCTTGCTGTCGTCAGAGGCTCACGGATAACCACGACGCCTGCATCACGCGCCAGGTTGGTCAGAGGCGTCGTAACGAATGAAACACCATTGGTCGAATCAATGACCGTGATGATGTCCGACTGACGAATGGATGCCCCCATCGGAAGCCCTCGGAGGAAAGATTCCAAATTGGTCTGCACCCCGGACTGGATCGCGTTGGTCGGAAACCCCGTCTGCTTGACCACAGTCGCTGAAATGTCGATAGGGGAGGCCACCGCGTCTTTGACAAGGATGTCGTAAGTGACACCCTTGAGATTGTCGATGGCGTTTTGAGTCGTAACGATGACTTGGTTGGTCGTGTACTGAACGACGAAGTTCTCGTTGTACGAGTAATCCACCAAAAGAACCTGGCCGGACGTGATGTTTCCACCAGGGATGCGACGAATCGCTGTCGAGGTCGATTCGGTTCCGGGGATGATGGTGTAGTCGCTGACCCCCGATGGATCGTTGGGACCACGGTACTGGATCGTTCGGGTGTTGTTGTAAACTTGGATAGTCAAAACACTGACCCCCAAGTTGTTCAAGTTCTCGTTGAACTCACCAATGATGACGTGAGACTCCGACGTGATGGGGATCAAGTTCCCCGACGGGACACCCTCCGTCGGCACAATGCGAATGAACGCTCCTGCTTGGGCACTGCGTCCAAGAACGAGTGGATCAGACACACGCCACAACTGCACGGACGACGCCGGGAGAAGCCCAGACACCTGCCCTGTGACCGACACCACCGAACTGACCGGCTGACGTGGCAACACGAAGTCACGACTGATGACGTAACGGTAATCCCCCAGAACCACATCCCCCAAAGAAACGGAGGGCTGTGTGGGCGCCAACTGAATGGTTCGGAAATCGAGAACCGTGTACCCGTCCAGGTTGAAGTAGCTCCCACTGCTGGCGTTCCGCAACCCAAGCCCAAGGGACTGGAAATCCAACATCTCGGACAGAGGGTTGTCTTCGGTCAACGACGGGTCGAGCGAACGGAAGATCAAACTCAACGGGTTGCCGATGAGGACGAACTGTACGTCGAATGCTTCTTGGAAAATGAAAGCGAACGTGTCGGACACTGTGCCCGTAGCGGAGCCACGAATCCAAACATCCGCCTTCCCACCAACATGCACTGAGTTGGTGGGGTCGAAGTCCCGCTGCATGAGCGCGTTTCCGGCTTCGATGACGTTGGCTTCTTCGACACCGGGTTGATCCGCTGCTGATTGACGGATGCCTTGCTCCGTACCAACATCTACGGATGCCAGGGCGGAGCGAGCCCGAGTAGCCAATTGGATGTTGGTTTCAACCCCCTCGCCTCCGAACGTGCGGTTCTGGTTGGTAACAGCAAGTCCAGGGACGTTGCTGACAATGGAACCGATCTGGCCACGACTGACGTTTCCGGCCGTTCCGGTCTGTTCGGCTTGAACCGGCACATCCACCGAATAGAGCCCGGTCGTTGGATCAAAGAAGGCCGCCGAGTTCTCAACAGGAATCCGTGAATCCTGCGTTGTGGCATACGTGACGCTGCCACTGGAAACCCGAGTTCCCAAAGGAATGACCAACGTCCTGGTGGGCGTAGACCTCGTGAAAAAGGTGACGATGCCACGGGCTTGTTTGCCACTGAGACGTGTCTTCCCGTTCCTCGCAGCTAGTTGATCGAAAGTCTGGTCGATGATGAACTGCGCGTCATCTGGGCGCGAAAGTGCAAACGCAGCTTGAAGGGCTGTCTTGTACGCCGACTGGGTGACGGGGATAGGGTTCCCGGCTGCCGTCAAACCATCAATGGCGAGCAACGTGTCGAACGACTGCGAACGGTGAAGGAAGTCCGTCAGGAATCGAAGCCGGACAGTCTCCCCAGAAAAGGGGTCCACGAACACGTCCCTAATAACCGCTCCTGGTTGCAACGAAACTTCAGGAGTCGTTCGTTGGAGGTCGGTGATTACGTTCTGCTGGATCTGGAGCTGGGAGACCGTGGGGAAAGATCCGACAGTCAATGTCACAATGGTCGGGTTGCCGGCTACCTCAATGGAGTTCGGAGATTCGATTTCAGTGAGTGCCTCTTCGTCGTAAAAAACCGACCGGGCCACATAAAACAACGGCTGATCTGTCGGAAGGCTAGCGAATCCTCCAATGGGAACCGTAGCGGGGGTGTTGGTCGGACCTGCCAGACGGTTGTGGTTGAATGAATAGAAGAAGCTCTCAACCACCGTCTCCAACACGTAGCTGGAACGGATACTCGTCGTGCCTTCAGGGACTTCAAACTGCTGTACGAAGTCCGTCTTGAGCAAATTCTTTTGCTCGTTCTCTGTGATGGCCGCTGCAAGCTCAGGGGTGAGCGTCACATCTTCAAGGCGCTCAATGATGTCGCCGCCTTTAGTCTGAGTCTCTTGGACTTTGACGTACAGGGGGTCCGCAGCCACCGTGCCATCGGCGTTCGTGGCAATCGCATTGTCCGATTGAAACGAAGCCAGAGTTTGGGCTTCAAATTCGGGAGCACCATCCGCTGCAATGTCGATGTTGATGCGCTGGTATCCGGTGGCGCCACCGCCACTGAACTGAGACGCATAGAAGTTGATGCCACGAAACCGGGAGTCGTCTACTCCTTGGATACGAAGGACAACGCTGTCGTTGGTGCGCTCGACAGTGAAGTTGGTCGGCACCGTAGCGATGACGCCAATGTCCGACTGCTGAACCAACGTGGCCCGGATCTCCGCAGAAGCGGACACCGCTCCTGAAAACGAAATGGAGCGGATACGGATGATGTTCTCACCCGAGGCTAGTTCAAGACCATCTGCAAAAGCGGATGGGTTGGGGATCTGAAACTCGGTTCCTTCAAAAACAATGAAGTCCGGGTCGGAAACGAAAGGACCCCCACGGATGGAGATCTCCATGTCCACCGTATCGCTGTCTACGACTCCCTTGTAGAACTGGTTGGGGATAGTCGTCGAGTACACCGTGGTGACACGAAGTACGCCGTCGGGGCCGTAGACTTGTGGTGTGGTGGCCATGTTTAGAACCCTGGAATCCCGAGAGGCGCAAGACCCAGTGACAGACCGTTCGTGCCAACCAATGCAGCAGCGCCGGGAGCTGCGAAGACTGTGGAGATGAACACCGGCTCGCCTGAAGCGTTCTGAGCAATGATGTTGGTCTGGAAGACCGTTGGATCACTGGCAGCCGGGTTGGTCGTCACCGAGACGATGTTGTAGAGCCGCTCCTTGAGCGTAATCTCTTGAAGTTTGGCCTTCTGCGTCTGGAGGCGCTGGAAGAAGGTGACAGCGCGGGTCACATCTTCGTTGATGGACATCCGCACGGCTCCTCCAGCTTTGGACCCAATACGTTCCATCAGCGTCGTGCCAATGCGTGGGTGGAAAGGGTTGGACCCCTTCCGTGTGATGACCATCTTCAGAACTTCTTGATTGAGCAAATCTTCGTTACGAACGATGAGAGGCTCTCCCGTTGCAGCGAACCGGATGTCGTTCTCGATCCCCGTAGCACGACATCGACGACATCGTTGGATGTATGTCACATAACTGACCTTGAAGACGGGGTTGCCCTGGATCGGCTCGTTGAACTTTGGAAACCGAGTCGTGATGACTTTGAGGTCATTGATGTTGGCCAGATTGGTGACTTCCGTGGCTTCCGCCATCCCCCATGAAGGGTAAACCTGACGCCCACGAGCCCTGGTTTGGAAATCAAGACCCAAAGTCTTGGCGGCATCCCCGCTCACCACAACACGCGAAGAGGGACCAAGCTCAGATTGGTCTTGGATCACCAACACGCCGTCCCGACTCGTCACTGTGATTTTGACGCCGGCCGTCATCAGAGCAGCGTTCAACACCGACACGATACGCTCCGTTGGGAGACGGGGCCCAATCGGGAGAACGATGCCGGTTACCGACATCGTGCGGTTCCCGATGGTAAGGGTGTTCGCACATTTGTCGATGCTGTAGGGGCCCGACTTCGCTGCCGTCAAAGTAGCGGCTGAGAAACGACCTTCCGGTGGGATGTTGACGACGTTGTTCGCCGTGATCCTCACCATGTTGGCAGAAGCTACAGGTTGACGCGTAGACAAACTTCGCCTGTCCTCACCGAGAGGGACTACCTCTTCAATGGTTAGGTGGCGGCACTCGTGCCCAAGCTGGAAATCGAAACTCATGTCCTCAATGGGGGTGGGGTATAGGCGTTCTATGCAGTAGAGAAGATGTCGTCGTCCGGGTCGTCCGCCCAGAGCGTGTCGTACATGGACAACCCCGTAGGGTCCTCACCCGTTCCGAGATTGACGGAGTTCATGTCCGGGACGCCCTCTTCGTTTTTCACATAAAACACGGCGTCGATGGCTTCGACGATTTTGCACAAATGAAGCTCTCGATGGAAAAGCTCAGGGCTAGGTAGTTCAGGCATCCGTCCCACCGTCCCACCTACGGATTGAACAAGAATCGCATCTTGTTCCTCCATAAGCTGTTCCCGTAAATCCATGAGTTTGATGATCCTCTGCTCCATCAGATTTCGTTTCTCTTGGATAGCTTGCCGTGTCCACCGTCGCGCATAGTCCATTTTGATGACAATGCTTGCTGCTGCGTCACTGATGTCGATGTCCCGACCGATACGCCGATTGGGATCCCGGCTGAAGGTGGAAAGACCCATCGGGTTGCGGCCTCCGATCCCGTACCCCGTCGTGCTTTCCAAACTGATGATGCCGTAATACGGCTGCAAATCCGTGACGCCAGGTACGTGTGCCACCGTGACTTCAGCGTTGGGATCATCGTTCGGGTTGTCCTCTGGATCGCTACCTCCATCAAAAAACACAGTGTCTGGTTGTAAGAACAACGAAATATCCGTCGGGTTTCCTCCGTTAGCGATATACGCAATCAGGAGTTTTTCCAAACTAGATCCGGCACTAACGATAAGCGCTTTTCGCTGCTCCGTTACTTTAGGCACCGTTTCCAAACTCCCGTCCTCATTTCGAACCACCGTGGAGGAAGTTTGGTATTTGACAGTGATGCTTCCAATTCGTCTGAGTTCTGCTTTGATGACAGCCAGACGTGGATCAACCGCCTGTCGCTCCTTCAAGACGAAAGAGCGAAAGAACTTCCACTGAGTCTGGCGGAAAACACCAAGGTACGAAAAAGACATCTATTCGCTCGATGAGAAAAGAGCCTTGAACAGTTCAAGGGCAATGGTGGGGAGACCACCAGCCAAAAGGACGACACCACCGCCGTAGGTCTCAGGAGGATCGAAAGGTTTGTTGTCAGCGTTGACGAGAGCGCTCAGCACCCCATCTGTGCCATTGGCTACAACAACCAATCCTGAAGTCGGAGGAATGGAGATAAACAGGTTGAGGAGCTGTTGAATGATGGCGTTGATGCGGTTGAGAAACGCCTGCAACTCGATGATGCGGGACTGGAGCATCTCGATGTACTTGTTGATGAGGTCGGCAAGCCCCTGGATGGCTGCTTGGATGGCTTTGAGCAGAGCAAGGAGCTGGTCGAAAAAACGGTCAATGTCTGGCAGCCCTTGGGGGAACAGCCGAATAGCGATCCAGCCCTCTTCTTGAGGACGTTGGATCGGTCCAGCGGCTACCTGAAGGGCAAACTGCGCAGCAGCGAACACATCATCGGGAATCAAATTCCTGACGTATTCAACAAAAACGGGGGCATACGGATCTGAATTCGTGGCGCTCGTTGCTCGTGAGTAGAGAACAGGAGCGAACTCCACCGAACTGTCACTGGAGCTGTCAGGAGCATTTGGATTTATGAAAAAATGACTCCCGGCAAAAAGGCGGTCCTTATTCTCGTAAATGTTCCAGCAGGCTTGGGCTACCTGTTTGTCACCGTCGTACCCCAAAGATGCCTGGTTCAGCGCAAGCCCGTACAGCGTGTTGCTGTCGCTGAGAGCATCGAAGATAGAAAACCCTGTCACTTCACCAGGAGGGGGGTGTACCGGTGGGTTTTCTGCGGAGCCTCCAAATGTGAAGTTCAGGAGCGGTTCACAACGATCCACCACAGCTTTTAACAACGAAGCTGGAGGGTTGTTTGTCGCAATAAGTTCGTTCGCCAGGTTGAGGCAAGCTTTGCGAAGTTTCCGACGCCATCCCGCAGGGTTGACTTTGGTACGGTTGAAGTATTTGGCGGATTTACGGCGCCCCGTCAACCGAGGCATCAGAACCTGGGCCTTGGTTTCCAACTGAGTAGCCCGACGTGCTTTGGGAACAAACCCATTCCAGTTGCTCGGGATAGGGTTCCCATCGGCATCCTTCATCCCCTCTTCTGGTGGGAAAAAGAGTTCGGTGTCGCCCTCACCCAGAAGGACATCAATGTCCGCACGACACAGAACGAGCAAAGCCAAAGCTTCCGTCACACACTGGAGGTACGCTTCGGTGTTGGCGTCGGGGAACGAAATCTCAACCGGGAATGACGGATCTCCGATGTCTCCTTGAGTGACCTCCGGGTTGTCCATCGCAACCGCCGGTTGAGGTTGCCGAAGAATAGTGTTGTCCACCTTCCAGGCCCGATCCTCCACACTATTGATGGCACGCGAAACGGCTCGGACACGGACAAAGTAAGAAGTAGGTTTGGTCTTCGGCCCTCGTTTGACTTTGCCGGTGCTTCCGTCTTGCTCCCAATCCGCATCAAACGGAAGATCTTTGGCCAGGATGGTCGTGCCGTATCCGCGTCCCGGATAGAACAAACTAGCCGAAACCGGGACGTAGAAGGAACGCTGAAGGAAGTAGTCGTTGTCCCTTAGTTGAGCCAGGTCGATGGGGGCCTGGGACGCAATACTTTTGAACGTATAGACCCGAGCACCGTCCGGTTTGATTTTGCTTTTCGCTACCGCCTGATTGAAGTTGATGAGTCCGGTGGTTTCGATTTGATCGTAGCCCCCGGTCAACAAGGCAGGGTCTCCGTTGGGATCCGACATGATGCCACCGTTGATTTTGCCTGGCTGCTGAGTCAACTCCAACGTGGGGAGCCCAACCTGTTGATCGAACCACAAAGGAAGCCCGTCTCGGACGGTCGAGATCTCGATGATGAAACCCTTGGGAGCGAACTGAGCGAAGTTTGTGAGGAAGTTGCCCGGCACCGGGGCCATCGCCCAGGTCAGATTGACTGCATCAAACGGAGACTGCCCTCCACTCTTGACCGCAGAAAACAAACCCTTCCCAAAAGTGAGAACGCTTGCGCCATCTAAACCGTATTTGGCTTGGACTTGAGTGACCTGGCCGACGGTCTTCATCTTGGGCGGCTTGCGATTGAAAAGCTGGAGGATGCCCTGAAGCAATCGGGTGATGCGCTGCACGTTGGAGATATCTGCCCCAACGTAAAGGAACACCGCAATGCAGGCGGAGAAGGGCGAAATGTCCGGGCGGTTGGGGTCGCGCTTGTCCACCAACCGAGTGATCATGCGCTGCTCGTAGGCTTGAAACCCTCCGCGAAGCTCTTTGAAATCCGGGCCCTTGATGATGTAGAAGTCGCCGTGGATGTAAAGGCCCGCGTTGCGTAGATCGTTGAGGATCTGCTGAATCAGCGCAAGGATGGCTTCGATGATCGCAATGATGGGGTCAAGGAACGCCCCGATGAAGACCTTGAGAACCTCCAGAACCGCCAGCAGGATGTTCAGGATGTTGATGAGGATCGAGAAGAAGGTGTTGACCGCATCACGCACCGGCTCCAAGAAATCCGGCGTGACGAACTCAATGGTTCCCCACGATCCCGATACTTGATCGAGTGGTCCTCCTTCGGGGTTTGGCACTTACCGTCCTCCCCCATGTAAAAGACGCTGACGTTTCTCCGCCATCGCGTTGATGGTCTTCTGGTCGTCCGCAATCTGCATTCCCAGAAGCTCACCCAACTTCTGCAATAGGAGCGCTTGCTTCTTGAACGTCGGCAACGTCTTGATGATTGTGTCTTCGTCCTTCTCCGAAGGATTCCAATCCCCCACAGGGAAGCCCATCTCTTTGAGACGACGCTCGATCTCCTCCTTCGTCATCTTGGAGACATCGAAGTTGGCTTTGTCGTACTCGTAGTTGATGTTCATTTGATGCTCTCCACGGACTCGGCGAGTCGCATCTGTTTGAGTTCTTCTCGACGGCGTTTGGGAAGCTCTTTGGCGAATCTCTCGGCCGATTCCAGAGTGCCGGATTCCCGGTTCACCCGGAAATCGAGCCATGCGAGCCGAAGTTCGCGGAATTGGTCGTTGTTGTTGAGCACGTCGTCAATGAGGTCGGGAAGGACTGGTCGACCATCTCCATCAGGAGCAGAGGGGTTGTTGGTGTTGCTCTCCAATGTGGAGTAACTGGGGACGCCGGCCTGAAAAGGTGGGAACTCCCCATCAAGGCGAAAGTCATTGACCCAAAACCGACGATCGAGCACCGAAAGCCCATCTGAGTTGTTCGCGTAAGGCGAAATGTTGACCAAACCAGCCGCCCCTTCCACAAGAGCGTTGGACATCACACCCAATCCTTCGTCGGGGATGGTCGGGTTACCCAGGTCAGAAATGTGCTCATCACGTTGGAAGACGAAGTAGTTGCCGTACTTGTCCCCCCGGAAGAACACCCCGAAGACATCCAAGAAGCTGAAGATACGCTCACGGTGCATCAGGATGAGGTCGATGGCTTCATCGCTGAACAATCCGCTGGGTCGGAAAATCCGATACGTGAAAGGTGCAATCGAAAACAGGTTGTCTTTGAACGAGTTGCTGCCCGACCCGTACTCTCCCGCAAACGCCGTAGGTCGTAAGTCCATCTGACCTTCGACTCCTACGATGGGCGGAGAAGAGAAGGGCGCTCCTGAGTTGGAGATCGTCGGGTACACCGCGTAGATCGCTTCAGAACCCGCCGTGACAAAGCCTGTGGCGATCTCTTGGGAGAACAGAGTGTCCGAAGACACCACAACCGAATCAGCCAGCACCTCGGTGACTCGATACCAACCACGGTTGTCATCAAGCTCAGCCGGACCACCTGCCTCAAAAGGAACTTCCTGTCCGGGTTGAGCTGAAGTGCGCTGTGGAACACTGCGGTCCCCAAAAGGACGGAACCCTCGCTCTTGTCCTGTACTGGGAACCCCACCCGGTCCTTGCACCTCTCCGGCGGGGTCCACAAGGAGGATGTCGCCCACTTGGACACCCAAGGCAGCAAAGTTGATGGACGTGTCAGTGTCTTGAAGACGACGTGCGTCTGTCGGGTTGGACTCAGTAGGCACCCATCCGCCGTCTTGCGTCAGGTAGTCCGCTGAACGGTCAAAGATGACCTCCTGCGTGATCTGAGAACGAAGCTGCTCGTTGCTCTGCTCATGTGGGACCGGGACCGTCCGCATGTACACCTCAAACGCTTTGCCAGCCACATCGGAGGCAGCGACCTTGGTGAAGCCAGGCGACTTGAGGGCCAGAGTCTCACCGTCTTCGATAGCGGCAATCTCCACCTCATCCAACAACGTCCCGTCATCGTCCAAAAGACGGAAGGTGTCTCCGGGGTTGATGTTCACGTCCTCGCTGTCAAAGTTACCCAGTTGGGTGCCTCCCGTTGCCGTGATGACGTAAGGGTAGACATCCCCGTTGGGCGAAACCGGAGCTGACCCAAAAGTCGTCACCGTGCCTCGACGAATCAAGTAAGCGAACTTGAGGGGTTCAAGGATCTCACCAATGCCTGCAAGCTGCTCGTGGTAGCGACGGATTCGACGAACTTGGTAGGTGACAGGAACTGCTCCTGGCGCATCTCCGAAGTTGGAGCGGAACCCTAGATCAGCCGCTGGCAGCGAATGTGACGCATCGACGACTTGGACATCCGGGCCATTGAGATCCTGTGTGGACCTCGGAACGGAAGGCTCAAGGAAGATACCTGCCTGGGCGGAGTACCCGAGCGCGCCCCCTGTGGTGATGGAGTCGCCGGGCATGAGAGCCAGGATGGCTCCTGCTGGCGAAGTCGTGTGGAGAGTGTTCCAGTCTACTGCGGGGAGGGCCAGCTCCATGTGCTCTGGGATGCTGTCGTAGACGTAGGCATTTTCGTCATTGACGAAGGTGCCATTCGGGATGGGCGTTGCCGGAGTGACGTTGATCTCCCCACCAACTTCCAGAATCTCTCCCGCCGCTGCTGTTTTAAGAACGGAAGTTGCGAGTTTGCTGTTTTCCAATTCAAGGGATGTGAACCCAACCGTTACCGTTCCAGGTATTGTTGCCAAGCCAACAAGGTTACGAGGCAAGACCTCTTCAGGAGCCTTGTCGAACTGGATGTCCATGAGGTTGAACCCAGCCACGATCGTGGTTCCCGTAGCCAAGGCATCCAAATCCGCAACCGTAGCCGGAGTCCCTCCGAAGGTCGAAATGGTTGCGGGGTTGATGGTGAACTCCCCCGTGACGGTGTTCACCGCCGTGTAGTCCATGTAATAGTTGTTGGCCAACCAACCCGTTGCAGGAAGTTCTTGGTCAAATACCGTCAACACGTACAAACGACCTGTCGGGGCAAACGCTGAAGTCACTCCGTCGGCCAACAACACGTTGTCTACGGTGATGCGGTTGGTCGCATTTGCGTTGAAAGCTGTGACAACCGGGAAGCGGACTTGGGTGAACCCGACCCCGGTGTTGAAAGGCAACGTCGTTGTCGTCAACTCCAGCTCACGCGCCCCAGGCACGGTCTCTTCAACAGCGTGCTTGACCAAATGCGTTCCGGCCTTTGACGAACCCTTGGGAGTAGCGTCCGCCGAACCCCTGATGGTCAGGATGTCACCAGGCAACACCGTCTCGACCGAGAAGCTGGGAGACAGCAAACGGAAGTTCTGCATCTCGGGGGTAATTCCCGAAATGCCTGCGGTGCCGGTGCCCCCTGAGATCAAACCCGTTTCGTCGCGTGAAGACGAAGGGATGGCCGAAAACGTAATGTCGTCGCCCGTCACGATGGGAGTGTTCCCATGCCCCTCAAAAGCTGGAACCTTGACCGTGCCCCGGCCCGTTCCGCCTGTGCCAACAGAATCAAACGTGCTTCCAGCAAAGGGGTAGAAGTCGCTTTGCCGCAAGAAGGTGAACGGCACACCTCCGTTGACTTCAGCAGGATCGTTGACTGCTAAGACATCCGTAGCTGCTCCAGTTACCCAGAAGACCTCCAGTTCGGAGAAAACATCTGGGCCACCCGCATCTGGTGAAACCTCATCGCGGGGCAGCATCCCTCGTAGATCAAGAGTTTCGTCGAAAGTCAGACGGTCAACAGCAATGAAACCCGTCAAGCTGGCTGCGGGGTCGGCAACCGTCGCCGCCGAAGAGGTATCGACATCAACGGTGAACCACAACGGTACCGACTGTCCGGGACTCAAAGGGTTCTCAGGCAAATCACCGGGAGCCGGGACAGGAGCGATGGTGAAGATCGGAACTGCCGTGTCCACCGTCAAGAAGTTGTCGTCTGCTGTCGGCAAACCCACGATGGGGATGAGAGGGCCAGGTGCCGGAACCTGTGTCTGAGCCGTCCAAACACCACCGGACCCTTTGAGGATGACCGTCTGCAAGTACGGAGAGCCGCCCCCATCATCCGCAGTCCAGACATGGATGGTGATGGCGTTGTCGTTGGCCGGATAAGCGAAAGGAGCGCCGGGGTTGATGATGTTGTTCAACCCTCCCGTCAAACCACCAGCCGAACCGTCGTTGAAAACAACCAACCCGGACGACACCGACGTGATGTTGAAACGCGTGACGGTCAACGGTCGGTCAATGACCATGCCCACGGTTGCCGGGGCCGGGATGACGTTCTGATTCACAAACGACATCGCCGTTCGCAGGCGATAGCGGAACCTGTCCCCCACAACCGAATGAGTCACAAACCGTGGGGGACTAATGACCGAACCGGAGGCTCCACCTACCACGGAGCCGACGGACAACATCCCTTGCGATCCGTTGGGAATCCCTGCTTGTCCTGCTTCGACGAACAAAAAGTCATAGGCTCCGACATTCCCGATGCCCGAGTGAGGCGTGTAGGCTCCAGCCGTGATGACAGGCTGTGCATCCTGAGAAGTCAGCAGCACTGCGGGAAGGTTGCTACCTGAGAAGGTGCCCAAGATGGTTCCGTCAGAACCCAGGATCTCATCAGGGAACACTGCACTGGGGACCGACGTGTCCGGGGTCAGAAGCTGAAGGAAAGCCGAAGCCGCTTGACCCAAACGGTCAATCTCCGTGTTCTGAGCGTACAGGTACGGCAGCGTGTAATCGCCGCTGTCATTGGTGAACCCGCCGACCAGTGCTGGAATCGGTGCCGGAGTGATGCTCCCATTGCGGAACTTCACATCCGCGTCGATGTAGTCCATCGGCTTGGGAGGGTCTTGTCCAAAGATCTCTTTGAGACCAAAGAGGGAAGGATCGTCGTAAGAGGGCCAAGAGTTGTCTTGGAACTCACCGTCTGAGCGATCCACCCGTAGATCAAACTGAATACGAAATCCCGGAAGACCGGTGGCGTATTCTTTTTTCTCGGTCTGAGAAGGTGCCGCGTCCACATCCGAAGCCACTTGAGCATCTGGGGGAGTGACGAACACTGTGTCGCCCTGGAACAGCTCGATGGGTGCGTCGGTCGATGCCGGGTCTTCACTAAGCTCCAAAACCGCACCGGGTCCGAGAGGCCCGGAGTTGTCTTGGTCCGTGAACGTGATGACACAACCCAGTGCGACTTCACCAACAAAGACCTTCTTGGTGACCGTGAAATCAAGGCCACCAAACGAATAGGAGAAGCTGTCCGACGTGGCCACGTCGATGATGCGACCATCCGGGCGACCGAACGAGACCATCGGTTTACGTGATGCGTCCGCAATGGTCTCCCACGGAGGGGTGAACAAAGTGGGATCTCCTGTGGACAAGTCCGGTAAGGAGCCACCATTGGCGATGAGCTGCGACAGGTCTGGCAACCCGTTGTCTGCAAGCGGGAACTCGCTAAACGGAAGAACCGTGGCAATCACTGCCGGACGGGGGTCATCGGTGAACGTGGGGAAGCCCGCAGCCGCCATGTCGTCATCCAACTCCGGGAATCCGATGTTGGAGTAAGCGAAGATGCGCGCACGAGGGTATCGAAGGACAACATCTACGGAAGAGACGTTTTCGATTTGACCAAGTACGGGGTTCTCGATTTGGCCAATCGCCTTCTTGAAGGTGCTGGCTCGCTTGGGCAACGAGATGCCGCCCTTGAACGACAGTCGGCTGATGCGTTTGCGGAACGAGTACACGCCCTTCTTGATGGGCGTCGCGTCCAGGTCCGAATTGATGCCTGGATCAAGTTGCGTGAAAGCTTCGGTGCGTTCGGGGAAAACCCGGGAGAACCGGTTTGGCTCCCCCATTCGACGAAAGCGACCAAACGCTTGGAGTTTGAACGGGAGGAGGCTCTTGATGCGCTTACGGGTTCGCCCAATAAGCACGATGTCGTCCACATCGTTCTGAACCACCAGACGCTGCTCACCGATGAGGTCCCCAAGGAGGTCGGAGTCGGGGAAGTTTCCTTCGATTTGATCTCCCGCCAGCACTGCTGATGCGGGATCGACCACCGGGTCGCGGGTCAGGAACCACAACGCTGCGTTGAAAGCCAAAAAGACTTCCGTGAACGCATTACGTTCGTTGAGATCACCCGTGATGGCGTCTTCGTATCCGGGAGGCGGAATCTCTTTGCCACGCCCAATGAAGAAACGGAACTTCCCATCACGGTCGCCGACGATGTTGCCCGAGATGGTCTCAAGGATTTGCTCAAACGGGACGATGACTTCGTTGTAGAACTCCAAGAAGACTCGACCTGCTCGGTCTTGGTCTTGGAAATCCCGAAGTTGAGCTTTGAGTCCAAGTCGTCCTTGGTTGGCGTTGTTCGCCGGAGGGGGAACTGCCGCTGCCGGTCCCTGTGAAGGAAGCCGAGCAGAGATGTCCCGAGCTACGTTCTCAGCGACTTCACCGATGTACTCAAGGAGAGGCACTGCCCGGTAAAAGAAGGAATCCGGGTTGGAGAAGGTGAACGTCCCTTTGAGGATGCGACCCGCGATGCCATTGTCGTCGGAAGGGACGATGACGTTTGTGTACGAAGCCGTAAACGCCGGGACAATGGTTACGTCGTTGTCGAGAAACGGCGACAGGAGAGCGACCTGAATGTGCCGAAGATAGAGCGTCTCCCCTGGGAGGATTGGGCCCTCTGGAGGGTTGAGGTACGCAACCTCCCCTGTGTCTGCGTCAATCTCGTAGTCGATGGCCGGACGTAGAACCCTGCCGGGAAGGGGCACACCCGCACTGGTTTCTCCAAACAAGACTGCATCGAACGCCGACCCTGGGAACAAACCACCTCGGCCCAAGAACTGCGTGGACCCAATCGCGTAGATCGGACGAACCGAGATACGAACGGGGTCGGTACCGAAGCCAAACCCACGAGGGAAAGGAGCCGACACGTCAATCGTGGTCTTGGTCCCATCATCCGAGAGCGTCGAACCCGTGATGACAAACGGGAGACCTGAGATCTCCAGAATGTGCTCCGTCACAGCAAGCTGCGTGAAGTCCCCTAGGAAGATGATGTTGACGTACCCACGGTTGACGGGCTGGTATGGGGCCGTGACCTCTTGCCAGAAACCATTGGGAGCGTCTGGGTTGTAGTCCTTGGCAATAGGGATGCCTGACAACAAAGCAGGAGCTTCATCTCCTGCGTTCCGCGACCCTGCTTCTTGTGTGGTCTCAGGGATGAACTCAACGGTCGTGACATCCAGAGCAGCGTCGTAGGTCACAGCCGTCAGATAGAAGGGAGCCGCTCCCAACCGAAGAAGCTGCCCAGGGAGGACATCATCAGTCCGGTCTTCCGCCAACTCAAAACTGGTCTTGTTGGCTTCAATGAAGAAAGGCGGACGATAGACGGGCTGTTGCGAACAGGTGTACGTCTCTTCGCCACCGAAAGCTTCAAGCACGGCGTAGTTGATCTTGACAACCTCAGTCTCAGGAACCGGGATCTTGAAGTTGATTCGGCTTGTCTCAAACTCTGTGATGGACTCCGGGCTCGACCCGATGTTGGTCAACGTGCCACCGATCCAAACGAGGGTGTCGATGTCCGCTCGGGTGGTTCGTTCCGTGGGGTTGAAGTCCCAATACTGGACCTCCCCTGTGGTTGTGGGCGTGGCGACCTCTTCCCGAACAAACAACGGAAGGAACTCAATGATCCTGACCGGCTGTGGTGGAGTCTCGGGGTCGTCAGGGTTATCGACGAGCTTCAGGGTGCCACTTCCGCTGTTCGCCAAGAAATAATCGACTTCGACGACTTGGAACTCACGAAGGGGCTTGGAGAAGGCAAACGATCCCTGGATGGCGTTGATGGTCACATCCTGGTTGTTGGTTGTGATCATCTGTTCGACGAAATACGTCGTCGTTCCGCCATACTGCGCCATGTCGGCTGCGGAGAAGTTCAACAGCCCATCCGCAGGGTTGTACTCGGTCGTGCCCTGTGGAAGCTCAACTGGGCTCAGGTCGGGATCGAGGAACGCTTGGGCGTACACCGCATCCGAACCCTCAAACTGCACGAACACGTCAGCACCGAAGTTCAGCAGACCATCGGACTCTTGGACCTCGATAACGTCCCCAGCCAAACTTGGCGTGATGGTGGTTACTTTGATGAGATCACCAGCAGCAAACGTGTACGTCCTGGTGTTGACCCGGATGTCGAAGTTGCCGTTCGCAAACCGTTCGGACGACACATTAGGAACAACCAAAGTGTCATTGGCCAAGGTTCCAAGGACACTTTGCGTCAACCCCACCAAAGAAGAGGTGGGACTCGCATTGGGGAGTCCGAAGCGCATGTTGATGCTGCGGCCAGAGGACAGCGCATCCGCCATGTACGCGGAAAGACGGGTAGCTGTTTGAGCCGCCGCATCCGCAGGAAGGTCTCCTACGCTGGAGAGCTGCCGGATACGGAAAGGTTCTTCAGGGAGATGGTTGAAAGCCGAATAGACAACATCAGCCAGGATGCCTGGATCGAAGCTGTCCTTGTCGATGCCCTCAAACAACTGCCACGGAAGGTTCTCGCCGGAGACCGCAAACGCTGGAGAGACTTCCAGGGAGTTGGTTGCCGTGGCGTCAGCCGTGACGATGTAGACCCCGGCTGCGTCTCCTCGCTCGATTTCAAGCTGGTAGCCAGCTTTGACCCCCAACGCCACGAAGTCGATGTCCGCACTGGGGTCGGTGAAGGTTGTTCCACCAGCCGTGAACGATCCTCGGCCGCCCAGGACCACAGAGGTCCCCACGGAGTTGATGAGGTTAGCAAGCCCTGAAGCTCCCCCATCAAGAAGGTCGAAGTCCACCCCCAGTTGCTTCTCAAGGAACGGTCCCCCTTCAGAGACACGAAGCCCTTTGCCGGGACACTGGAACGAAGTCGGGATGATGCCCGCGTTCCCAAGAGGGAGCGAAGGCGTTGGTTGTTCGATTTGACCAAAAACCCGAGAGGTCGTGGTCCATGAGAACTTGCCCAACCCGAACTCGTAAAAGACCGTCTCGTAGTCTTTCAGGAGACGTTGGTTGAAACCGTCTTGGATCGAAAAAAAGACGTTCTCGTCGTACCCGGCCACATCTTCAAGCGGCACTCGTGGCAACAAGACAATAGGACTTGCTGGGATCTGACTCTGAAGAACGATGTTGTCGAACCGAGCGATGGAGTTGATATCGCTGATGTCGTCTTTGCTGCCGTTCAGGTTGAGCGGACTGCGGAAAACACCAAGGTTCGTACCTGAGTCGGGGAGCCAGTTCAGGTCCGGCGGCGGGTTGACTACCGATGGGGAAGTGACCCGGACAATCCAACCCGGCAAAAAACCCAAAGCCGTGGGGCCAGATAGGTCTTTCTCTCCGTTGGGACCGAAACCGATCTCAATGGTCCCGTAAAACACTCCGTTGGATTGGGAGGCTCCTTGAAGAACAACCCTGTCTCCAATAACCACCGCCGAACCCGCGTTGGTGATGACCGCATCGAGACTGGTGGCGATGTCCGCGGGCGTGAATGTTCCACCAGCAGATGTCGCTACGCCACCTGGATCAGTTGAAGCATCCCAAGTGAAAATGCTGTTGCCGATCCTGAAGACCAACACTTCGGTGCCCACCAGAACAAACTCCTGACGCACCCGAGAAAAGATCTGTGTCTGGTTGGCCCATACGGCGGGTTCGACACCAGATTGCAAAAAGTAAAGAAGCTCTCCGCTGAACCGCGATTGGTCTTCTTTGGACAAATAGACACGAGACCCTCCATTCCCCTCACGTAAATCCACAATGGCAACGCCTCGTGGAATGCGGAAAGCGAACTTGGGGATTTCGTCATCGTCGTCCACCAAACGAATCGTGCGAAACTGCCCCGCCTCACCGAACAGGATCAAGTCCCAAGGACCGCGTACATCCCGCACAAGTCCTGAAGGATTGGGCCGGATGGAGGGGTCTGTTGTGGTGTTGGGGAGGGTGCCCGTGGTGTCAGGAGTGAACTGCACTCCTGAGATACCAGGAGTGACCACAGGGGCCGCGTCAGGGATGTATCGAGGGCTGTCCCCAGCAATCTGTGCGGGGTCGCCGTTCCCGTCCACGAGGGCCACAGGGGCTCTCAGGGTGATGGGTCGCTGGGAGAGGCTCACACCGTCAAAGAAGACTTCAGCGCCCAGGTAGCTTTTGTTGAAAGAAAGCGACTCCGGGTCGGTCTTGGCGATGTCCGCCTCACTGAACTTCATACGCCCAGTGGTCAGGCTGATGGCGACTTGCCCCTCAACGACAACCTGATTCCCCAATGCTGCATCGCTTTCCACCAAAAAGGCTTCCAAAGCATTGCGCGATCCGATTCGGATGAAGGGGTAGTCGGTTGGCCCAGGGATCGGTGCCACAAACAAGGGCTGCAAATCGGCGGTGCTCAAAGCACCCAACGATTCGACTTCATCCTGGTCAACGAAACCACGGTACGAATAGAAAACCGTTTGCCCCGCGAACTCGTCAAGGAACGTCGGGTTCCACTGGATCTTGCCGGTGGTGTTTCCGACAACGCCCGCATCTGTTGGGTTGGTCGAGAAGTCGTACTCTTCATCGGCCTCTTCGTCCGTGACAACAAGCAGACCTCCAAAGCCAGAGCCCGCCACGGGCTGAGCAACAGGGATCGACGAACTGTCGGGACGAGATCCAATGCGGACCATCGAGTAGCTATCGGCTACCGAGCTGTCCCCTGGAAGGTACTCACCCAACGTCACCGTCGGTGCAGGACTCAGGAGATACTCTTCCCCCGAAATCAAGATGCCCAGGTCACGAGGAGGAGTCCCGTTGAGAGGCTCCCATCGTTGGACGGCTCCGTTCCATACGAAACGAAGCTCGTAAAGATCGTTCTTGGTCCACCAGAAGGTCGGAGGCGCTACCGAGTATTCGACGCTTTGAAGACGGTCGCCTCGATCTGAAGAGAACCCACCACCCAGTGCTAGGAGGAGAACGGGGTTGGTCGAAATGTCCAGAACGCCCGTCACCGGGTTGAAAGGAGCAGACGTAACATCGACGGCTACTCCGTTATCTCCACGGGTGACGGTGGCCGAAGTCAGAACCGAGATGGTTCGGTTGGCATCATCAACAAGGACGAGACGTGTGGTTCCGTCAGTGAAAGGCTCGGACGGGTCGTTGGTGTTGGCAACTTCCAGTTCACCTTCAGGGATAGTCCCGGTGCCTTCGTTGGAAATCGTGAAGCTGTCTACGGTTCCGAGATTGGCGGTGTTGGCAGCCCAGATCAGATACTCGGTCGTAGGGTCGGTACGCAACAAGATGGCCGAGCGATACTGGTCGCTCGCCACGTTGACGTACTCCGGTGCCGGGATCGTGTAGACCGGCGGCAAGGACTTGAAGTCCTTGGAAACCCCGTTGGAGGCTTCGTCCGTAGTCGTCGCGTTTGACGGCGCAGTGCGTGGTGCCCGAAGGACATACCCGTTTGTATTAAGGGCCATAGCTCAAAAGACCACCGAGAGGGAGGTTCCTGCGGCGGGGATGGGAGAGGGAGGACCAACTACGCCGCCGAAGCCGTAGCCAGTTGCAACCAGAGTAGCGAGACCGTTTCCGAGCCCGGTTCCAAGTTGAGAAGCAAGCGTCCCGTTGATGCCTGCCGCCTGAAGGTTGCCGATCAATATACCGATGAGCGTTGCGGAGTTGGCGAAACTGATTTTGGACACATCCGCCCCAACTCCCACACCGATGGAGACCCCCGTGTACTGCGCAGACGAATTCAAGATGGCTGCCGTCCCGTTTTCGACCGAAGTGCCGATGCCTTGCGAGTTCACTCCGTTGATCCCAGCAGCCTGAAGAGTTCCGATGGTTGCGCCACTGGGTGTGAAGAACATCTTGCCGTTGACGGAGCCGCCCCCTGCGACACCGATGGTCACGCCTTGGTTCAGCACATTGATGATGAGGGGTAGCCACGACAGCATGGAGCTGCCAACCGCCGAAGCGATCAGAGGCATGTTCTGAGTTCCAGGGAAGTTCGCATTGGCGATGGCCAGAATCGAACCTGTGATTGCTGCGGAAGCTACGGCCATCAGACAGTCTTTACTCCAAGACGATGTGTTTTGGAACCGGCTCCAAAAAAGCTGAAGGACTTGCCAGACGTTGGATCAATGTCCGCCCCGCTCAAAATGCCTGTGCCAGCCGGAGTAATGTTGGGATAGCCAGGGAGTGCTTTGAGCGAAACCATGCTGCCCTTGACCTGCGTCAACCCGTTTGAGGTCAACGTGGCGGACGCGAGACCAGAGATAGTCGTCGACAAAGTAGAGGTCATACGGATGGTCGTAGCGGAAAACGCTGAAATACCCGCAGTCGAGCTGACCTTCATCGAGTTGAGTCCCGCTCTGTTTGTGATGGAACCGATGCCAGCCTGATAGTTCTGGCTACCCAAGAAAGTCAGCGTTTCGTGGTTTCCGATGCCGATCCTCTCCTGCCGGTTGCCGAGGAACATGAAGTATTCATCGGTCTTTCCGCCAATATGTCCCGTCAACGGTGTCCCGATGAACTTGGTGCTGCGCAACGGGATGTTGGTGGGCAGGAAGTTCTTGGGGCCGGAGTACATCGTCTGCTCCTGGCCTGCGACGGTTCGATCCAACGTAGTCACGTTGCAAAGGAACTTCGACGAATAGACGTTGAAGCTCTGCTTGGGAGTGCTCGTGACTTCGTTGGTATCCGTAAGCTGGATGGCGTTGGTTCCAACAATCTTGGCGATACGCCCCGCAATCATGTGGGCGTTCCCACTGGGGGCTTCCATCAACAGGGCCGGGAGCGTGTTTTCTTCAAGAGACTCAGGATTGGTTCGCGCAGCAAAGCTACCTTCGGTGGTGGCTCCTCCGGCAGAGAGCTTGATGGCGCCTGACTCGGCTTTCACCAAGAACGCCACGTTGGTCTGAGGATCCCCTCCTCGGAAGTTCATCCCTATCCCGTTAGCGCCGAAGTCAATCCCACCCGCAGCGTCGATTTTGAGATTCCCTGTCAAAGCGACTTCAACGCTGGCCTCTTGGGGGTCTCCTCCAATGGAAGCTTTGAACTGCCCGCTTTTGGTGAAGCAAGCCCAGGACGGAGAGTCGTTGGTACGAAGCGGAGGCGTGATGCGGAAGAGAGTTGCCGCATGGTCTCCCAATGGTTTGCCGATGGCGCTCTCCAGCCGTGGGTTGATCCCAAGAGCATCGAAGATGATGGGCACAAGCGGTTTGCCGTACATCATCCGTCCTGCTTCGGTCGAAGCGTCGTTGCCAACCACGCTTCCGAGCACCCATTCGATGAAGGAACCACCTGCTGCAAGAGGGTTGTCGGAGTCTCCTGCTTCCGACGGCTGACGGTCTACATCGAAACCGTCGGTCTGCTCAGTGACAGGAAGTGTTCCATCCCAGATGTGCTCAAGCTCGATGCGGTACTCGGTCAGGGTCTCGACATCATCGAGTTCGACGGCGGTGTTTTCGACATCCGGGGACGGCAAAGACACCCGGAACATGGGCTTACCGCCGTACTCCGCATCAGGGATGGTCTGGGTGGAGTCGATGACGGCACCATCAGACCCGATGAACAATCCGTTCTTGAGAAAGTTGTACGGATCAAGACTGGACGGGAAACTGACCTTAGAGTCCGGCGAACCCGAGCCGGGCTCCGCACGAGCGAAAATAGCATGAGGAGTGAGGACGCCTTCAGGACGGGAAGGGTCCACGGCAAGTTCGGAAAAATGAAGAGGGAACCCTGCTTCATCCACCTGCTGGGGAGCGTCCCATTGGATGCCGTCACTAACCATCGCAGGTTGCAACAACGTGGCATCACGCTGAACCATGCCGCCGTAGATACGTGCTCCACCCATCGCATGGAACTGCTGAAGGGAGCGCATGACAATGGCTTGATCCTGGTCCCGAAGGCGGAACTCGTTGCCCCTTCGGTTTGTCAGATACACGCCTTCGTCCAAGATCAGGTCGGAGCCTTGGGCAGACGACGCCATGATGATGCCCGGACGGGCGTGGAGCATCTTGTGACGATGCCGGTTGTAGATGCCCTCAAGCTCCGCCCGAACCTTGGGTGTCATGTTGAGTTCGGTTGGTCCAAACATCTGAGTGGGCAACCACTCCATGCCTCCAAGGGGACCACCAACAAGCCAGCCCACGATAACGGGCTGGCGGGGCGTAGTGGCCAGGTAGCCACAGATGCACATGGCACCGATCTCAGGGACCGCGCCTAGAAAGGCCCGAGGTCCCGCACCAGGATACGCGATGGGGACCGGAGTCCGGTGGTAGATCTGGTCTTCCCCGGACATAACCATGAGCGAAACCTCATGGGTGGCGTAATCAACACGCAACACCTTGCAGATGGAAAAACCCCACGCCATCCCCTTCGAAGGAGACTGTTCATCAATCGAAGCGGTGCCGCGCAGCTCCTGGCGCATCTCCGCTTTGGTGGCCCCTTTGCCTTTGGGTGGTGGTGCTTTACCCATTTTCTACCCTACCCCCCGAAAGCCTCTTTGAAATCCCGCTTAATTTTGCGGAACTGCTCAGGGACCTTTGAAAACTGATCTCCTGTTGAAGTGAAACCGTTACGCACTCCTTCCAAAGTAGTTCCGATCTGACTTTTGAGTTTGTCGAACAACCCTGCGTCGGGGGTCTGGTTCGGGTTGAGGACTTCGCCTCTAAGGGCCTTCTGCTGGTAGAAGTAATCCACAGACTCATTGATGATCTGCTCCGCCACAAACGCTTCAGCAGGTGAGCGTTCCTCGTCAATGCCTTCCACTGATGCGAACTGGATTCGTCCGAAGGCGGCCAAAGCAACGTCCGAAGCACTGCCTTTACATGAGCAAGCCTGCATGTCAGGGTGCTGAAGGTGGTTGGTTAGATCCACCAACCGATAGGCTGCGTTGGTCACGCTCTGTTTGAACGGTCCTGATTTCGTGTAACTCGCCGCGAAGTTAGAGAACTTGATCTCCAACTGCGTAGCGTTGACTCCGCCTTCAACGTCGATGACTTCAACACTGCCATCGGGGGCAGGGTTCAACGACAACAACTCATTCACCGCCTCTTGCCCGGGACCGTTCATCATCATGTTGCTAAGAGCAAGCCGGAGTTCAGCACGAGACCGAATTTCAGCGTCGAGTTGTTTTTGAGCCGCTTGTTGTTGTTCAAAAGGAAGTAAAGCGATGGCTCCCTCTCGGTTGAGAGCATCCTCCTCGGCACGAAGCTCGTCTATTTTCTCAACCAGTTCCCCTTGGGCTCTTTTCTGGGCATCTTTAGCCGCTTTGCCTTTGCCTTTCATCGGAGCCTTAACTCTGGTTAGAGTACGCACCAGATCCTCGGCTGCTTGGGCTGAAAGCCGCCGGAAGGGATCGTCGCTGTTGTGCAACCAAGCAAAAGAGCCGCCTGATTCGATAGTCAAACCACGGCCATAACGGTAAGAACCAAAATGCTCGTACCCTTGGTCATCCGAAATAGGACGAACCGGAGAATGGATAGGGTTCCCCGTTTTGCCGAACTTCTCCACTTTGATGGTACGGCGTCCTTTTTCCGTGGACTTGAAGCCGTCATCGTTCAAAACAGTATTTGCCGCCAGATCGAACGCCCCTGTGAGTTCCGAAAGACGTTGCTCACGATTGGTCGAAGGCTTCATCGCAAGCTCTTGCAAATCATCAAAAGAGTTGGCGAATTCCGTTGCCAAAACCTCTGCGTAAGCATCCGCCAGTTTTTGGATGGTCGCGTTGAACGCTTGGCCTTTTTTGCCTTGCTTGGTTGGCCCCGTAGCTGCGTATTGAGGAGTTTGTCGAAGGTCTTTCAACGAAAACTCAGCAATATGGACTTCTTTGGTTAGCGTTGGCGGGCGAATCCGGGTGGGGATCACGTCATTAGCGACGACTTGACCGAACCTGTCTCTCTGTCGAACACTAGGCAAGAACAAAGGATCTAGCTCCTGCTCCTTAAGCTCACCTGTGGTATCGAGCCCTTGACGCTCCAAATAATCGTTGATGTCTTCAAGACCCGATACCGCGTCGGTGGCTGGCAAAGTGATGGCTGAAACGAGTACGTCTAAAAAATTCGCTGAAAGACCTACCGCAAGGTATTCGTTTTCAAACAAAAGCGCGTCGACCACCGGGTCCGGCGACCTGTTTTCTGGATCGAAACGGGGAACGGGGACGGCCGCATCCTCTCCACCCGGCGGGTCTTCCGACAACTGCGAAACGATGAGGTCCCACAGCTCTTTAAACATATCAAAAGGAGTGGACTCTGCTGTGGGGTTGGACTCTTGCGCGGCATTGAAAAAACGATCAGACATCCGTGTCTTGAACGCTTTGCGCCGAAAACTGTATTCGCCTCCATTGGGAGTGTCCCCCGAAATAGACATATCCGTCACCATGCGGAACTGACTCCAACGCATGGTCTGGATCTTGTCCGTCGAAACGACAATAGGGGTCAGAGAGGGACCTCGTGCGATGATCAACCCTTTTGTGGCCGTGATTTCCCCGATGTCCGCTTCAGGGGGCCGCTGCCTGGGGTCTTCCATCGTTGGGGGAACAAACGCCGCCACTTTGACGGGGGGCTCCAGGTCAATCTCAATAAGTTTGATGGGAGGCCCGTCGATGGGTTCTGGAGGTGGCGGAGGTGGCGGAGGCGGTGGCTCCACTGGTGGTGGAGGGGGCGGTGGGGCTGCCTCTTTTGGCGGGGAACCGTTCGCGGGGAACGGTGTAATGCGGTTCCCTTTCCGGGCGTTGATAGCGTCTTGCCCAGGCCAGTTACTATCCCGAAGGCGCTGCTGCCACCAGCCACAGGGCGATATGCCATTTTCGTCTACAAATCCCGATTTAGGCCCCCGTGCGGTAATCGTCGTCTCTTGTCCCGTGCCGACGGGCAAGGAGCAGGTCACGTCAAACCCTTCATTGGAGCCTTTTGGAACCCACTGCACCCAACGACTAGGGCGTGCTCGCACATCAATATGGATGAAACCGCCTTTGGGGTAAAAACCCACGCCACCAATCAGACCTTCGTTGTACATTATCTGCGCTTCGGCAATCAACGCAGAAAACGCAAGAGAAAAAGCCTCTTTGTTTTTGGTGACAGCCTTGATGTCTACGGCTATGCCGAGCGCATGTTGACTTACGCCCGTCCCGCCTTCTTTTGTACGATCGAAAGGTCGCCAGAAACTCAGAGCGTGTTGACGGACAGGTGCGAGTGCCAACGCTTGAAGCCATTGGGGATTGCCGCCTTGACCCTTCCCACCCGCGTCGGACAGTAATCGCCGGTTGAGTTCTTGCCCTGCTGCTGCCGTGTTGGCGATGTTGTTCTGGAACTCTTCGGTGAGAGGCGCTGCTTTGATCTCTTCCGGGGTCTTCGGGTTGGTGTTATCAGGAATCAGTTGACCGAAAGTCGGGTTGGGGACCTTTATTGTTTTTTTGGGGTTGTCGGGGAAGGCGGGGTCTTGGACTCTGATTGTCTTTTTGCCGTCGATCGTCATCCCGCCGCGCTTCTGGTATTCAAAAATACGGCTTTCCCCAACCCACTCCACTCCCAGAGCCTTTAGCTTGGCTTTGAGTGCTTCGGTGGGAGTCAACCCATCAGTGTTGACTTCTTCGACCGGTGTCGGGACGGGAGCTGGCGGGATCGCGGCCGGCGTGGCTCCGCCTCCCGTGCTGGGGGTCGTTGGTTTTGTCTTCGGCCTCTTCTTGTCAGACATGAAGATGGCCGGCTGCCCTTGCTGATCAGGCTTAGGGTGTGAAGCCGAGTAGTACCGGTAATAGCCCGGGAGACTTGTGGCGGTGTAAGTTGATTTCAGGTTTTCAAGCAGATCCAACCGGGAAGCTAGCTCATCAGAACCAGGGATCCCGTCAACCGTTCGACGATTAGGTTGGCCTCGATGCAACTGGGTCGTTCTCAGAACGATCTGGAACAAGTTACTGTTGGGGACGCCTTCTGAAGCAATGACGCCGCCTTTGGCATCAACACGACGCCCTCCCCCTAACGTACTTTCGGTGGTAGCTAGTTTTTGCTGTGCTTCGGTGAGTTTTTGTTGCAACGCTGTTAACGCAGCGTTCTTCGTCGTTGAAGGGCCTCGCGCTTGCTGAGAATCCAAAAAACGGTCTGCTGCTCTTAGCGCAGACCGTTTGGCTTCAATCGCACTCTGACGCGCATCTACTTCTTTACGGGCGTTTTGAAGATCGTTGTATGCCGATGCCAAATCCTCAATGGAGAAAATGATGAATTCGTTTTCGCTGACCTGCAATCGGTACTGGGTACTCTGGGATGGGGACTGACTAGGGTCTTGTGCTTGAGAAGCAGGTACTTCTTGGAACACTCCCTCCGATTTCATGTCTTCCCGAACGAAGTTGAAAAACAACCTCACATCATCTGTGGAATCCAAATGCGGAAGACCTGCTCCAACGGCAAAAAACTTCGGGTTGAGGCGCGTAGGGTCTAACGCCATGACGACGTTGGGGAACCCAGCAAGGCGAGGGATGCCGTCTTCGTGGATTTGGATGGGGCGCGGAGGTAAGTCCGTGCGATCCAAATGGATGAGGTCGTTGATGTCTTGTCCTGGGGAAGCAGGCTCGGGGGTGCCTGGCGCAAAAAACTTCCTCCGACGACAGATCAACTGAAGCGTCGTCGTACATTGAGCGCCGAAACTCAATCCGTGGGCCAACTGACTGATGTAATAAAAACTGTCTTCGAACGCAACGTAAACCGGGATGCCTGGACGCATCTCTGGTCGAAGCGGGATAGTTAGGGTGGCGGAGTTGATTCCGACGTTGAGAAGGTCCAAACGAGCCATCCCGATCAGGTGACACGCTCGCACATCGGTTGTGTAAGTAACTTCAAGTGTCGCTCCACCGCGCCATCCAAACTGCGCCAGAAGTTTTGGGTCAGCGTGAATGGCCTCTCGGTTAAGCGAGCCTTCGTTGGACAACATCAACAAGCCTTTGTTGTACGAAGGCTTTACCTTGATCCAAGTGGCTTCCGGTTCCGAATGAGTGAAATTGATGCTGATGATGTCGATGTCTTCGATGCGGTAGACCCGATTTGAAGACGTGTCCAAATTGTAAAACGGCGGTTTGAAAACCAAGTCCCCATCGACATCTTGGTAGAACTCATACCCTGTGGCTTCCGTAACCGCTTGTGCGATCTGGAGTTTGGTCTCGTATGTCGACTCCCAATGCTGCATCTGACCTATCTGACTCGACTGCTGGGTGTACGCGTACATGTCCAGCATGTTGAGCGACGCAGGGCTGTTGTCGTCGAGTCCTGTTGTCTTACCCTTTTCGTCGGGATCGGGGTTGTCGATAGGTCCCCAAATGAAATCGAAACCACTTCGCTCAAAACCAAGGGCTTTGGCAACAGCAATGTCCTGAGAGAACGGGTCTTTGACGTTGGAAAGAGTCCCATCCTCAGCAAACTGAACTTGCTTGAGAAGATTTTTTGTATCGCTTTTACCTCGTTGACCCAGGAAAGCTTGTTGTGCAGCGTTGAACAGATTGCCGTTGACCCCGTACATACGAAGGTTCTGGACTCGATTGCGAAACCGTTGCGCCCAGTATTCCGCGATATGTGACCAAACAGTGTAGTTAGGGTCTTTTCGGAGACCATCCATCGGAGCATCGAGATTTGAACCACCGCCAGCGAAATACTTGACCCCGCCTTGTGCCCCTGCCTGAGAGCGATACAAATCGTAGATCATGCCGAAAGGGTGCGTGTTGTTGTAGTTGATCCCCGTTTGACCAACACGTACTTGGGAGTTGTTTCCTCGCGTGGCTTCGGTGGCTCCCTCTGAGTTAAGATTCTGGTACTGCCAAAAATGAAGCAATGACGCGCACGTGACTTGAGAGTGGTACTCGCCTCCCGAGTATTCGTAAGAGACGTTGGTGACAACGCCGTGAAACACCGGGTAGTAGGGATAAGTCGGGACGTTGCCCCACTCGATCTTCCCCCCAAAACCATCCACGGCTCCGTCAGGACCACGCAACCGAATATCTGCCGCTGGTCCGGCTGCACCAAAATACCCAGAAGTCGGGAAGTACCCCCGCATGTAGATGTGGACCTCTAAACCAGGGGTGAGCTTGTTATAACCATCCCGGAAAAGCTGATCCCCCGAAATTCGGGGCACACTCAACGACAGGCTTGCCGACAGAGCGCCTGGCTGCGTACCCGCGTCCACGCTCATCGCGGTCACATACCGCTGGATGTCGATACGTCCACGACACCGTTCACATCCCGGGAGAGCTAGGTCTCCATTGATGAAAACCATTCCGTCCGGCGTATGCCGAACGACCTGGCGCATGTTGTTTTGCCAAGTGCCGGTGTAGGGCCTATCTGAGATATTCGGCATGGCTTAGGTGTTGAAAGGGGAAAAAAGACCCGTCGCGTTGGCCCCATTGGACCCTGCGCTAGTAGAGACGCCTGTGGTTGTTGCGTCTTGGAACCCCGCAACCGTCGCATTCACACGGAAGGCACCTGGACGGGATTGCTGCTGACGCTTTCGTGTCCAAAGAGGGTCACTCGGGCTCGGAGTAGGCGAAGCAATAGGAAGAACCTGGAACTCTTGCTGAGCGTTGTCGTAAATGAAATCGGCGATGAACTCAAAAGAGAACTCGATGCCGCCGCCCTGTTTGCCTTCGTCGTACTGCCACTCAAAGTTCTCAAAGTGACCAATCCAGGTGTTCTGGTCGTAGTCGATGGCGATCGACCCGATGAACAACATGGCTTCGGTCTGCTCCAAGCTGTCGTAGATGTACCCGTTGTTGCGATAGAAGGTCAGCAACGACATCAGGTTTTGCCATGAAGCCGAGTCCCGTTTGGATGCCCACTGGACACCCGAGACCGTTGGGGTCGATGGGATGGCTCCGGCTGCGGGTCCGCCCAGTCCTCCGAAGTTCTGGATTTGGTTCGTGCCTCCAACCAATGATTTCACTCCGGCAATGAACGCGCCTGTCTTGCCACTCACGGACAACCGGACTTGCTGTTCGCCCCATCGCTGGAAGATGTAGCCGTAGCGGTTTCGCTCGGAGTAGTTCTGGATCGTCCCGTAGGAGAAACTGATTTGCTCGGGGTTGATGAGCAACGTCAAAGGCGGCGACTGAAGTGCCCGGTTGAGTTGCAACAGGATGTTGGCTGCTTGGGTGAGATCTGAAATCGCCGGGACATTCGCTTGAGACTGTTGAGCGTTGCTTGGATCAAACAACACGCCGTTGAGCGCGATGAGAGACTCCAACTGTTTTAGGTTCCCGTCGTTCGTCGAAACAAAGTTTGTAGCCCGGAGATTTGCAACACGGTCACGAACATCGCTGAAGTTGTTGGTTTCTCGGAGAGCACTGTTGATGAGCCGAACCTGAGACTCCCCTGGTGTGGTCGTGAGGGCAGATACCAATGCCTCGGGTGGCATGATCCTGAACGTGAACGGCGACCCATACGTGGGATCTCGCAACGCTGCGTTGGACCCGTCGATAGGCACTCCAGGTTGGACCTCGTACTCTCGCTGCCAGTTGGGGCCGGCGCTGAGTTTGGCGTAAATCTGCGCCGAAGGGACTTTTTTGAGAGTGCCCATCAGCTACTCACTCCTTGGAACACGTTGCCTTGGCGTTCCTCTTCAAACAGGTTGAGGAACGCATCAAAAGGCGTGTTGGCACCTGGGATGGTCGCCTGGCCAGGCTCAAACTGCGGGCTGCTGGTTCCCGGTTGGAACAGGTCCGTATCGGTGTTGAGCAAAGTCGTCCGCATGACCATCTCTTCACGGTCAATGTTGAAGTTGGACGAAAGCTCAAACTGGTAAGGCTTCAAAGCGCTCTCGGTGACGGTGAAATCCCCGTCGAACCAGCCGATGTAGACCCCGCCATCGAAAGTGATCTTCATGTAGCCCTGCATGACGATGTTGCCGTTCACATCGTAGATGGAGCCGTTGTTGTGGAACATTGCCAGGAGGTCCAGGTACTTGTCGTAGGCGATGGTCTCTCGACGCCCCTGAACGGCCGTCACGGCTGGCCCAGTGGACTGAAGGTTCCCTTGGAAGGAACTGCCTGTCTTGCTCGACAACCCCGCATAGAGGCGCATGAAGCCTCCTGTCGCCATGTTGAAAGAGATACGTTCGGCGGCATCGCCCCAGTGCTGCTCAACGAACCCACCTTTGGTCTGAATCCGGGTGACGTTCTTTTCGTAGTGCATGGTCATCGTCTTCGGATTGACGTGCAAAACCATACGGAGATCGAGCGGGAGTAAGCTCGTCTCCTGGTCAGACGACAAGATGTCGATGATCACAGGCTTCTTACCCTGACCGGAGAACTCGTCCCGGAAAGAGTTGAAAGCGCTACGAAAAACTGGCAGGCGATCAGGCAAACGGTTTTCCTCTCGCTATGTTGATGCCTTCGATGACGGCACGACGGACGAGGGCTTCGTCCCCGGTCCATTTGATGTTGATGGTCACAGGAGAACCCCCGCCGCCTCCACGGCCCCCGAGAACGCGGTCGATAGCACCGCCGGGTTTCATGGCGAGCACTTGATCGGCAGAGTTCAATGCAACGGGCCGACCGTTCGTAGGAACGAACATGTCATTCATTGAGGGTATGACCGGACCCCAATCCGTTTTTCTCCTGTCCTCCCCACTACGATCGTCGGGGATACTAGCCGCACGCTTACCTTGGTCTTCAAGACCTGCACGGTATTTAGCAATAACGGTATCCATCCCCTCCACCCCACTACCCATAGTGGACATATCCGCTATAAGTGAGGCCCGGCCCCCTGTTGCAGACTCCCAAACACTCTGTGCTACGGCCCCTGGATCGAACAGCATCGCCGCTTCAGGTTGCACCCCAAACATTACAGGATGGTCTTGTTCATACTGTCGGAGGTATTTGTCTTTCCAGTAATCGAGGATGATCTGTTTATCAGAGCCAGACATCCCAGTTTCCTGGGCGAACTCTTCGATCTGGGATTTGAACGCACTATAACTGTCCGACCCGCTTTCCATACCCGCAGCCCAAGTCGCTGCACCAGTCAAACCATCGTCACCCACCGCTTCCCAGAAAGATTTTCCGCGGGTTTCTTTTTCCCGGCGCTCCCGGTTCTTTTTTCCCTTCTCTCCCCCAGCGTTTTGATCAAAGCCCGCTTGGGCGTACACCTGTGCTTTGTAGTTCTCATAGGTGCCGGCCGAAGTAGGGTCTATCGTCCTAGCCTTCTCCCCCAACGCCGCATATTTGTTCACGTCGGCTTGTGCAGCAGAAACTGCGGCTGCGGTGGCTTTGGTGTCCGCGCCGGGAGTATTCTGTGCTGTCGTATGTGCGTCCTGGGCTTTTTTAAGAGCAGTTTTGGCCTTTTCCTCCTCTGCGGCAAACTCCTGAATGAGTTTCTGCCCGGCCCCCCACAATTGGTTCTTTTTCTCGGAACTGCCAAGAAGGAAGTTCAAAATGTCACGCACAACAACGTAGATGTCGTTGAGAATGGACGCAACATTCTCCTCCAGCACCGTGGCGAGTTTTGCGGTCCTATCCGAAGTGTCCTTGGCAACTTTCTGGTCATGCGTAAGGGCCGCTTTGGTCATGTGTTCGACCTCATCATTCGATGCCAAAAGAAGTCCCAGCCAGTCTTTGAACACGTCCCCGGAAACTTCTCCCGTAGTCTGGTCCCTACGTCGATATGCGCCTTTGCCCGTCCGCGTTACCCCTTGCGCGTTCAACTGATCTTCGGACATGGCCGCGAACTTGTTGAAGTTCGCCATCATCTTACTTTGCATCGCGCCGAGTTCTTGGAGTTCTTGGGCACTCATCCCAGTCGCGGCTTCGGCGGCTGCCTGTGCCTCCTCGGATCCCGTCATCATAAGAGCACCAAGAGAACTCTTGACGTTCTTAAACAATATGGGCAATTGCATTTTCATGGCCATTTGTGCAGCAGGACCCAGGAAAGACAGGGCCTCCACCTGCCGTGCCATGTCCCCTTTGCCTGCTGCGGACTTCGCCACGCCCCTGTCAGCAATATCCGAAATCTCAGAGGCGTCGGAGCCAAGACCCGTTTTGTCCGCAAACAAAGCATCCCTGAGTTTCTGCCGCTGGCCGGGTTTAATCTTCATAAACTGTTTGACAAACGCATCCATGCCTCCGCCAACATCGAGTCCAAACAGCTTCAGGAGTTCGGTCCCATCGAAATTCTTATTGTCTTTAAGCGCTTTGTAAAACGCCCCTGCACTTGCTTTTGCGTCGTCCGTGAAAATGCGTTTTGTAGTCGGACTGTCTTTGCCTCCGTCCAGAAGGAGTTTCTGGAGCCGTTCCGTGATGCTCATCTGCTCCATGCCAGTTCCATGCTTTTTGATCATCCCACCGGCTTCGCCTTCGCCTGCGACTTGACCCACCAGACCCAACAAGTTAGCCGCTTCTTCCAACCGGACGTTGTATGCACCCAAACCCGAAGTCAGTTCCAGAACGGTTGAGTAGAACCGTTTGGTCGAGAAGCCACTGAGCATGGCTTCTCGGTGTACAGCATGGAGACCCTCTGAAATGACATCGAGACCCACGCCAAACTCGTTTGCCATTTGGGCCATGTTCTGACCCATCTCTCGACCTTCAACGCCAAGCAGCTTCCCGTAAGCCACGGCTCGGATGGCGTGATCCGCAAAAGAACTCAACCCTTCGATGTTCCCTTCGATGTTCTTCTCCATCCTTTCAAACGAAAAATTCATTTCGTTCATCGCGCCAAGAATGGCGAACAGGTCTCCGCTGGATTGCCCCCAACCTTGCAGATTAGGGCCAAACGGGAGCTTGGATACGTCCAAAACGGATTCCCGAACCTCATCAATTCTGGCAGTGAGTTTATCGGCGTCATGCGCGGCCCCTCCAAAACCAAAATCGGCGGCACCTGCCGTAGACATAAACGAAGCGTTTATGTCCGCCACACGGTCGTGAAGATCAACGAACGCTTTGACGAGGACAGTGAGAATGCCCGTGACGGCCCCTAAACCCATCAACCCGGTGCCGATTGTGGCCATGGTTTTACCCAGGGTGGCCATCTGTTTGTCACGTTTCGTGGCGTCTGGGTCATTGCCTTTGAGGATCGCAGCGTCTCCGCGTCGTTGCCCTGCTTGCCCGGCCCCTTTGATCATCCCTGCGATATTAATGTTCCCGGAGAACAAACCACTGATGCCACGTTCCAGTTTGCCGGAGAACGCGTCGGCCTGCTCGGCCATCGTTCGGCTCTGTGTCCGGGCAAGATCCGCGTAATTCGCTTTACGACGGTCTGCCAGGAGTTGCAGATGCTTCATGTCCTTTTTACGTTGGCCCTCTAAGAATTTGGCGTGTTCATTGTCTCCTTTTTCCCATGCCTCTTGAATGCGAGCCGACATGGCGTTGGCATCCAACACCTTGTCCAAAAACTCCTTACGAGTTTTTGACCCGTCCATCCCGCGGATACCGGCTTCTGCCGCTACTTTGATGTAGTTCGCGTACTCCTTCTGAGCCCGCTTCCCACCCTCGGTGGTCGCTTTCTCTACCCCAGAGGCGAGCGCTGATGTCAGTTTGCCGATACTGTCGCCATCCAGCATCGCCTCAACGGTAAGTTGAACCTTCTCGTCCGCCATCGCTAGCTACCCCCTCCTCGTAGCTTAGCGGCACGAGCCTGGACCTGTTTGTCCAACTCACCTGTCTGGTTCTTTTGGTCATCTGGTTTGACCAAAAGCCCAAGAAGCGCCTCAGCGTTTTTCACCACCTCTTCGGAAGCTTTGATGTTGCCGTGCTCATCCACACCAAGGACACCCACATCAGGGTTGTTCTTGATGTATTTGTCGTAGGCGGAGTTGTGGGTGTCGTCATACACGACGGTTGCAACTCGTTTCCCGACCATACGGCGCTTGACTGCTTCGGCTGCTTCTCCCATGAGCGGTGCGAATGCGGGTTCGTCGATCCCATCCTCCTCTAAAGCAGTTTGTATAGACGCAATACGGGCTTCTTCCGCTTCACGGCGTCCCTCAACTTCTCCCTTGATCTTGGCTTTGACGAAATCAATTGCCCCGTCGTGGAAATCCTTTTTGCCGGATACCCAGTCAGCCATCTCTTGCTCAAGGTCTTGTTTGGTTTCAGCCCGAACCACACCTGTGTGGGTTTTGAGAATCCGGGTCTTCTCCTCATCTCCAATGACGGCGCCCTGGGCTTTCCAATAAGTCAGGTCCATCAACCGTTGCCGGCGACTCTCCTCGTTCCCCTCTTCGGTCTCTTCTGCTTTGTTGAGTTTCTGGATGCCTTTGGGCGCATGAGGCTGAACGATGAATTTGGAAAGGCCCCACCAAAACTTGCGCTCTTGGCGCTTGTCTTCGTACTGGTTGAAGGACACCCAAGACTTCTGGATCGAGTTCAGTTGAAGCGGGACTGCTCCTGCAAACGGGGGCACGTCGAACATCCGCACCCCTTCCGTGCTCCACATGAACCGAGATTCCTTTTCGTAAAGGAACGACTCCAACCGATCCAGCGCCTTATTTACTCGGATCATCAAAGAAGTGAAAATCGAAAACAGATCCTCTCGGAACATTTTAGGGAGACGGGAAACCGTCTCATAGATGGAGTGCTGAACACTGGGGCTTCCCATCACGACTTGGCCATCCAAAAGCCAAACCGAAGACGCAATCACCCAGTTCATCCAGTCTTTTGTCACAAAAGACATCTCGCTGGTACGGTGTCGGAGAAGGAACATGTCCGATTGAGTCAACGTGCGCAATGAAGCACGGACCCCATTCACCGTAACGGCGTGGGTCAAAAACCCAGGGTAGACCAGTGACCGAAGATCCGTGTAGATCTCAGCGCGCTGCTTCTCCGATGTCTGTCTCAGTTCCATTAGTCTTCGTTGGCGGGTTTGAACCTCGGGTTACGGGAAGTGGACCCCGTGTCGATCTGGATCTTGTCCAGTTCCGTCGGAGGCCCTCTTCGCTCCAACGTCGTAGTGGGCTGACGGTACACATCGACGTTCCCCATTTTCCCACTGGGCTTCGGAGTCGTGGGCGTCGGAGCACCTCGCTGGATCTGTTGGTTTGGTGTCGCAACAACAGCGGGCTCCTGATTCAAAGGAGCACGCTGGGCCGGTTGACCCACTGAGACCGCTCCCCCTGGAGGTGCCGCTGACGGACGACGTGCCTGCCCTGAGATAAGCGTTTTACCTTGCTCTGCTGCTTTGGCTTGAGACGCTTCACGCTCCGCCTTCATCGCCGCATCACGTTGAAGCTTCCGACGGTACATCGCTTCTTGCCTGGCGTTTTCCGCAGCGATGGCGTCATCCCCGTCAGCCGGGTCATAGATGGAGTTTCCATCATACGGATCAGGAATCCGATCCGGGTCTTGCTCTGATGCTCGCTGCTGTGGCGCGTGCTGTTGGGGCGTCGGGATCGAGGAGCGTCGAACAGGCGGTTGTGTGGGTGATTGGGATTGCTCAGGAGCCGGCTGAGGTGAGGGGCCCGGAAGATAGGCTTCTTCCTCCTCTTCGTGCCGCGCCTCTTCCTGTTTCTGAACAGTGTGGTCCGCCAAACGGTCCATTTGACCCGCCGTACCTTGGTTAGCCCGTTCGGCATTTTTTTGAGCCGTGGGCGGATCCACTTTTGTACGAAGGGCCGGTTCTGCTGCTTTAGCCTTATGAAGCTCCAAATCCGCGAGACGTACCCGAAGTCGGCGAAGCTCCTCTTCGATATCGGCAGTATCGAACTGAACAAGTTTGGATGCCTTGAGATTGATCTTGTCCATCAGTTCGCTGTAGGTAGCGAACATCTGAGTGAGAACAGGTCGTGTCCAACGAGTGATCAACCCCCTCACCCAATCTCGTTTTAGAACCGAAACGGAGTTGCCGTTGTCGTCAACTTCACCTGTTTCCAGATAATCAACGCCTCGGAGATCCTGGCCGTCAATCTCAACAATGGCACAGCCAAGTGTCGCTTGACGAAGCCGGTCTAACCAAATGCGGTGTCGGATGATGGCGAGCGGATCGCCGTCGTCGTCATCGTCGTCATCCTTATCGACGGGAACTTCAGGAAGATCAATTTCGAACTCACTGAGATCTGCGGTGTACGCTACACGCGCATAAGCATCAATGATCTCCTCTTCCGAAGGAAGGAGGGATCGAAGAACAAGGGCGACTCCGTTCGCTTCGAACGGTAGTTCGTCTTTACCGACCTCCTCAATTTTGGCGAGGGATCGTTCTAGGGCTTGTAGGTTGACCTGCATGACTGTCTCCACTGGTGTGCGGAGCAAGTCGGCGGTTTGATTTCACAGCGCAAAAAGATGCCCATGTATGCGGTTCCATTTCAATTTCAATTTGACCATCCCCGAATCAACGAAACGGGAAGGAGGGGGCACAGCACAAAAGGGTCTATCTGTTTGTTTCGATTTACATCTATTTTGCGTGTGAAACGCACCACCGATTGCTCGGTTGGACAAAAACCTTCCTCCAAAAGAAGAAGGCACGATGGGCTGGTTTCTGGGGGTCCAGAAACCAAACCCAAGCGCAAACTTAAACGAGGGGCGTGCCGCCGGTTGCCTGGCTGCCCGTGAAACGGACGGAACCAAGCTGTCCGATGGTTGGATCGTTGCCTGTTGCCAGGAACTCCCCGTAATCAGAACTGAAATCGTGCTGATCGCTGATGATGACGGCGCCACTCTCCATCAACATACCCGAGTCCTTCGACAACTGGGTGAGCGACCATCCAGTAAACCAGCACGCCTCGTACAACGTGATGATGGCCGTGTGGCCACGAAGGTCTCCTGGGTTGTTGTTGGGGTCGTTTGTGACCGTGGGGTACTTGATCTCCTTGACACCACCGTCGAACGCGCCACCAGCTCCGTTGAAGCCAACGCCGGACTGACCCGACAACTGGACATCAGCCAACGTCGAAAAGACCAACTGCATCTCAACATCGAAGGGCCAGCGGTGATGGCGAATGGAGCGCACTGGACCGCTGACACCACCTGCGTAGCCTGTGGCTTGCCACAAGTTCGCCAGGTAGAGCAGGGCGCGCTCAAAGTCGGCCGTCATCGCGGTCGTGATGCTGGGCACCAACTCCGCGATCTGGTCGCCGAAACCGATACCACGGTTCTCATCGACAGTACGGGACTCAGTGGGGCTGAAGGAACTCAGCACGCCCATCTGAAGCAGTGTCCCTGCGTCGCTGCCGTAAGCCGGGGTCAGGATACGGACCTTCTGGCTCACTGCGGTACGAGTCTGGGGGCTTGTCCCATAGTCGTAGACGTAGCTGGAGCCTTGTAGTCCATTACTAGGATTGAGATCATCATTAGCCATGTGGGCAACTCTCCTAGCGGTTGACCCGGAGGCCGAAAACCGCGCAAAATGGGGATCGAAGGATCCCCTCCTACAATTCGGGAGGCTATAGAGTGACTACCGGGAACGCGCTACCCCCGCAGGTAGATATCCCTCTGATCCTGTGTAAAAGGTACGATGCTGATGTTCACCACAGCCCTCCTGGTCCTCCAGATGCTCACCGCAGTCGCTTCGCCACTGCCTGGTGTCTATGAGCCCTGCGTCGAAGCTCAAGGATGCTCTGAGGGGCTTCTCTGTGAAGACGGCGCCTGTACTCCCAATACCTTCTGCTCACAGCACTCAGACTGTCCTGCGGGTCCTGACGGCCACCCAGCGGTCTGCGACCTCGCACCCTCTGATGACGGCGATTACGGCTTTTGTCAGGTTGCCCCTACCGCTGAAGGCTGTCCTGATGGCTTCCACCCCTCCAAAGGGTTCGACGGCATCAACATCTGCGTCCGCTAAGACCAAACCCGTCGTACCCAGTGGGTTGAAGCCGTTTTCACAAAAAAACACTCTCGCAGGAAAGCTTCGACGGGTTTGTAGTCAAACTCGTTGTGACTAAATATGTCACAAACGAAACGGGACTGACCTCGGAGAACTCGGAAGACCACATGGCCCTCTTGAGCCATTTCCATCCAACGGTATCCCGCGGGTTCTTCTTTGGCGTCTACGAAGCTGCCATCCATCCAAGTGAGCCCCGCTAGTTTGAGTAACTCGGAGTGTGTGCCTTCGTCCCAACAACTCGTGTCCTCCAGCCTGTGCGCTTCGGAGGGATCGATGCACGCATCCATCGTGAACATGAACCCCGAAAATAGGTCTTTTCGTTCTATCAGGGGCACTCGTCACTTTACCCAGCCCCCACAATAAAACAGGCCCCACGTTCCCGAAGGAACTGGGGCCTGTGAGCCGTAGCTCAGATCGAATCGACTAGCCGCCCAAGTTGCTGCGCAAGTTGAACGTCACGATGATGTACAAAAGTGGGAAAACGGGCTGGTAAAAAGCCTCGACTTCAACTGTTGTCGGGTCATTCGTGGTGCTGGCCTGTACGCCAGTGTACGCGGCGATGATTTCCGCGTTCTTCAGTGCCTTCAAGGTGAAAGCAAGCTGACCTTCGATCTCTTGCAGGACACCGGGCAAGAACTTGATACCGATGAATCGGTCCAAGGTTGCTCGGGCTTGTCGCTGCACTTCGTCTGCAATGGTGATGACCGTCGGGGTCTTGGTCAGAACATTGTCGATGTTCGTCGCAAGTCCTTGGCGCACCTGGATGATCGGGTTTCGATCCTCCATGACCGTGACACCTTGTACTGCCACCTGATTCTGCTCGACCGCATCCAAGTTGCGTGCGAGTTGGTCGAATCCGGTGAGCCGTGCTCGGGTCCACGGAGTAGCAACGTCGATGCTCGGCGTTGCTCGGTTTCCTGACATCGCGGAGGCCAAGTAGGTGCCATCCACAAGGAACTGCTTTTCGTTGCCCAACGCATCCGTGATCGTGAGGAACACGATGTCCGGGTACACGAGCCGGATGCGCGTGTTGTTGATGGCGTTGGCGATAGGACCGACATCACTGATCTGCGTGCCCGAAGACACACCGATGATGCCCGTCCGCTCAGCCCGGAACCGGATACTGGACTGGATGTCGCAGTGGCGGCTCAAGGCTTGGAACAGTTCCAAACTGTCTCCCCGAAGCGGGGTGATGGTGTCAAGGAAGACACCGCCCGGCAACGAGCCCCGTAGATCGTTCAGAGCATCCAGGTAAGACTGGACACTGGCCTGGTTCGATCCCGGCACCTTCGGAACCTGCTTGGCTCCGAGAAGTACCGAACCGTTGGAAAAGGCCAAGAAGCCAGCCAACGACAAAGGGAAGTCAGGGTTGATGGGCCCGTACTCGCGCTCCAGCACTCGTTGGCTGGTGAACAACTTGGTCTCAAAGTCCGCTTCGGTCTTGGAGTAGTTGTACGTGACGTAGTAGCTGTCACCCACGGCAGGCTCTTGACCATTCTTCTCAATGGTTTCGACCAAAGCCGTGTCCCCAGTCGGGATGGTGGAGCCTTCGGTGTTGCGCACCGTCAGTTCCAGTCCCGGAATGGAGTTGACCGGGATGTTGGCATCCGTGGTGGTCAGCTTGAGTACGTTGAACGTGAAGTACGCTCCGGCTCCGGTTGGGTAAATCGCTCCACCCTCACGTTGCAGGATCGTAAACACGAGCCCCGTCTTGGTGTCTCGGTACGACTGACCGATGACACCATCTTGACCCAACCCGTTGTTGAGGCATGAGGTGTTGGCCGAACCCGAACCGTCGATGGGATCGGACGACAGGACGTAGAACCCTTGGAACCCAGCTTCGCCAGAGGCCCCATCTCCCGAGACATTGAGAATCCCGGTGCCCGGAAGCAACCAAGAGTCCGATGTCGGCGTCCCCAATGTCACATTGGAGGACGTACCCAGACCAACGAAGTTGTTGGCCTGAGACTGGATGTACAGGAACTCCGACGCGGACGAGTCCAACTCGACGCCAGCAAGGGCCTGGTCAGCGAAGTAGGTGCTGTCCGGGTTGCTGTAGTCCAGGTAGATGTCGCTGATCGCCGCGTTGGCGTGAGCCATGAGCGCCGATGCCACAACTTCCGGCTGAACCGTCGTCCTGGTGGACGTGGCCCCTTCGGAGAACCCGAGTACGTCGTTGGCGTTGCCTGCCTCGATGGTGACAGCCGAGTTGGTGTCATCAAGTTGGCTGACCAAGCGAAGACCCGCACCCTCAATCTGAACGATGCCGGGTGCAAGACCTTGGGCAACCGCTTCAGCTTGAATCTGAGCCAACACGGTGTTGGGCACAGTGATGGGTCCAAGAGGCACGTTGGCCGAGCCCCCGATGGGGATACCAACACCCGTCGCATCGGTGAAGACCACCGTGAACGGGATGCCGTCGATGTTCGCTTTGAACACGTTGTTCTGGTTCTGAACTCCGCCCTGCTGGAAGAACTCAACCTGAATCTGACCATCGCGTGCATCAGCGTAGGTGCCCGTCGGAACCTGACCATCCTTGAATCCGACCTCACCAAAGAGTGTTGCCGAAGTGACGGTGGCTTGAGCACCTGCGAGACCGGTACCTCCTGATTGGAGGCCCGTTTGGCTTGCCGCGTTGGTTCCTTCGATTTGCAACTGAGTCTGGGCGACCTGGGATGCGGGGTGAACCGATCCAGAACCCGGAACCAAGCGGTTTCGGAGGATGAGACGGTCGTAGATCAACCGGCCCGAAGTACCTGCCACGGAGAACCGACGAACAATGTCTCCCGAGATGAGCTTCGTTTGCTCAAACCCAGGCAACACATCCGACGAGATACCCGCCAAGATGCAGAAGTCCGACGCCAGAGCTGCTCCGGTGACGAACTCCAGGTAACCACCTCCAAGGCCGACACCACCCGTGAGGGTCGCAGCGGACACCGGAAGACGACCACCGTTGGAGCTTGCCAGTGTGATGAGGTTCCCGTTGGGTCCGGGCACATCAGCAGTGATGGTGATGGTCGTGGACGTTCCACCCACGTTGTCCGTGGTCACAGCAACCCCAGCAGCAGGATCGTTGAACGCAGTCACCATGTTGTTCGACACGGGGATGGCCGAGAGGCCGCCTGTGAAGAACCCGCCCGCCGTGACCGGAAGTCGAACTCCGGTGGACGAAGCAATGGTGTCCGTGTTGCCCGCAACGCCTGGGACAAGATCCCAAACCGTTACCGTGGTGACAGTTCCCCCTGCATTGGCCGCCGCCACGTCAACGGACAGACCGTTGGCGGGAAGGTTGATGGCCGTAACAAGCGAAGTTGCCACGGTGAGGTTGGTACCGATACCACCCGACATGGTTGCTCCCGAAAGAGCTTCCCGAACCGGATCGCTGCTGCTCAGCGCAATGGCGTTTCCGACATTGCCAGGAGTCACCGCCGTCAAGTTGCAAACATTGGCTGCTTGGACCGACGTGACCGAAGTAAGGGACAAACCAATGGCGGCATCCAAAGAGATAGCTGCCGTCGTGTCTGTTCCTGCTCCGCCTGTGAGAGTGGCGAAACCACCCCACGTCAGTCGAGTAGCACCCGTGTTCTCAACCGTGGAGACACCATCCGCAGCGATTCCGGGGGTGATGGCCGTAACCAACACATCCGCCAAAGTGCCACCAGCGTTGTCCGCGTACAGGTACGTGGCCAAACCGTTGCCGGGATCGTTGAAAGCAGCGACAAGGCTGGAAGCAGCCGAAATGTCGTCACCAACACCACCCGTGAGCGTGACACCCGAAATCGTCAAACGACCCGATGCCGAAGGAGGCGTCACAGACAGGGTGATTGAGTCACCCACGAGCCCAGGAGTCACCGCGGTCAATGTAACCGTGGTGGTGGTCCCGCCACCGTTGCCTGCGCTGACGATCGTGTCGAACGAGTTGGCCAGGAGGACGATGGCAGCTACCATGTTGTCGGCGGCTGTTTGATCCGTTCCCACACCACCAGCCATTGCCGCCAACACGATGTCAACTCCGGTAGTGACGAGGGAGATGGAGTCTCCTGCAATACCGGGGTTCGTCGCGTGGATGGTCACAACTCCGCCCGCTGCGGGATCAGCGAAGATCTGACCAGCGGGGAAGTTGAGGCTATCGTTGATGGCAGCTTCAAGCGAAGTTGCCGCCGTGGTCTCGTCACCAACACCCGCAACAACCGAACCAAAAGCACCGGCTGTGACCAAAGTAGCGTCGCCAACCACAACCGTCGGCCCGTTGCCAATGGCTCCGGGTTGGTTGAAGGTCAGTGTGACCACCGTGCCAGCTACGGAAGCCGTAACTGCTGCCGCCAGGACACCGCCGAAGTTGGTCGCATCGTTGATGGCATCACGGATGTTCGTGGCAATCGCCGAAGGATCAACGCCTGCTGGATCACCACCGTAGGTTCCGGGGGTGTTGCTGGGAGTTGCGTTGGCAGTCAGGACAAACGGCCCACCAGAACCAGCCCAATCAATCGTGATCGAGGCAGTTGCGGGGTCAGTGATGACCGAGATGGTCGTCGTGGCCTGCGTTCCCGCTTCCCACGTCAGGGTTCCTGCACCACCGCCCGTTCCGTTTACTTGGGCGGTAAGAGTCACGCCGTCGATGACAACCGTGTCGTTCTCTTTGGTTCCAACAACCGGGGCACCCAGAGCGTAAACACTCTGAGTGATGGAGCCCGTGGAGCGGGTTCCTGCGTCGTATTCATCCACTGCCGGTGCACCTTCAACAGCCGTCAAAGGGACGCCGTTGATGAGCAGCACATCTGCCGGGTTGGCAAGGTAAGCCGGACGAACTCCCAAAAGAGTCACCGTTCCAGTCGAAGCCGTACCTGCGTTGAAATCCAACCCACCAGGGAGTTGGGAAGTCGAAGCTGTCAGGGTGACAGGACCGCCTCCGATGGCCGTCGTGTTGACCGTGACAGTATCTCCGTACTGAACTGCCGCCAAAGTGGCAGTACCAGCCGAACGAGTACCTGCGTCGAACTCACCAGCAGCGGGAGCGCCCTCAACAGCCGTGAGAGTCACGCCGTCAATGATGATGGTGTCTGCAACCGGAACGACCGACCCCAAGATGGGGAGAGGCCCGTTGAGGGTGATGTCCCCCGTGGCCCGGACTCCGCAATCGAAGAATCCGGGAGGAGCCACACCTTCAGCAGCGGTCAGAACAACGGGTCCTGATCCACCATCAAGGGTGATGGTATCTCCAGGCTGAACCCCACTGGGGATGGCGGTGGAGCGTGCTTGACCCGTATCCCAGGTCAACGACCCAGGAGCTTGGGTGAGAGCACCTGTCCAATCCACGCCTCCGATGGAAACGGTATCGCCAAGGATGCCGCCCGTGGAGTTGATGACCGTGCCCGAAGCGAAGGTACCCAGGTCGCCGTCTGCCGCGCAGAGGGAGAACTGAAGTTGACCGTTCGCGTTGGCCGTGACTTCGACATCCAAACCGTCGAACGCTGCCGGAAGGGCAGAAACTGCGGTGCCTGTTGCAGTGTTGACCGCCGCAGCGAAGGACGCCGGGGAGACATACACGCCAGCAGGAACCACCACAGTGACAGGGCCGGAAGCTCCAGCCGTCACACCCGTGTAGTTCATCACAAAAGTGTCGTACTCACCTGCGGTGATGACCGTGGTTGCGATGAAGCG